GACGCGGCGGATATTACGGACGACGAGTCTGTAGACCTTACCGTGAACGGTGAGCTTCAGCTGGCCTATATCGTCCTCGGTGACGACTAACAGTAGTCACCATCCGACGGTGACTGCCTTTTGTGGGAGTGTAGCATGGACATGACGATCGCAATCAATGAGGCACTTACCCTGCTCGATCCTGAGGACGACAGCCATTGGACGGTTGACGACCTACCCAGGATGGATATAATCGAGGGTCTTCTCGACGACAAAAGCATCACGAGGCAGAACGTGACTGATGCCAATCCTGGATTTAGCAGGGGCTCGGCCAATGTCACCAGCACAGAAGAGGTGGCCCAGGCGAGAGAGGCCGTCGTGCTAGATGATCAGCCGATGACCAAGCTCCAACTGGATGAGCAGATCCAGGTCATGGATCAGGAAATTGCTTCGCTCCAGAGGGCTCGTAACGAAATCGCCAGAGAACGCGACCAGGTGCAAGAGGCGGAGTTTGGAGGCCATTCACCGGCCGATGACACCAAAGCCCGTTTGGCTTACATCAAGTCTCAGCATGAGATCCGCATGGCACGCGCCGGTCGCCGAGCCAACATCTTCAAAATGGTAAGTGCAGGCGACATCGCCAAGGGCTCTCAGTTGGATGCAGCCATGTCCCGTAAGACGGCTCGCGGCACCCAGCGCCCGCAGCGACCGCCTCTGTAAGGAGGAGAAATGGTACGCCGATGGAATCCTCTAGGCACAAGACAGCAGGCCGACTTCTTCAACGCTCAGGAGCGTCGGAAGGGCCTGCGTCATCCTGGCTTTGAGCTTCATCGCACCCACGACTTCACCGTAGCCGAAACTGGTATAGCGGTCAGCGGCCTGTTCCCAGACAGGTCGCTGCCTTTTACTGTAGGAACAAAGGTCAAGATCACAGGGGCCACACCTGCCGGCGTCATATTCGAACTTGGCGATGCCACCACTGGGCTTGCGATCTGGATCGCTGCGGCTGACGACAAACTCTATGCTGCATTTGGAGATGCCGTCGCCGCTGATGGTGTTACGCTCACAGGGCCCGTCACGGTGGAAGACCAAGTCCTTGACATCGTAGTCGCCGTCATTCCTTCCTCTGGTAAGGCCAGGATGTGGGTCAACGGTAATCTTGTGGCGTCCGGAGAGGCGACCGGTGGATCGCTCCCGAACGGTTGGGCGGCTGCCAGCAACGGAGCCGTAGCGACCGTCGAGGGGACTGTGACAACTCGGGTAGTAGTGTGTGACAGAATCGCCCTGTCTAATGCCCAGGTGATCCTCCCGGTGAGTTGCTACCACAACCAAAGACCACGTCAATTCAGCGAGGTATCCTGATGTCCTTCCTAGTTGAAGACGGTTCCGGTAAGAAGGGTGCGACGTCGTATGCGACGATCGCCGAATTCAAGTCCTACTTCACCGATCGCGGTAGTGCTGCAGCTGTGGCCCTTACTGATCCTGTGATTCAGGCAGGCCTTATTGCTGGAACCGACTACATCGATACACGGTGGGGACTCAAGCTCAGGGGCACGCGCCGATTCACCACCCTCACTTCTCGATCCGCCTTCACCCTGTCAGCTCAGCCGTCCGATGGTGATACTGTCACAGTGGGTTCCGCGATCGCCACCTTCAAGACTACGGCCACGCTGGACACCCACGCTGAGATTGGCGACATTCTTTACGACACCCTCAGCAACCTTGCGACGGCTCTAGCTGCTGCCTCTGCTGCCGCAGCGGACGGCAAGGTTGCTGACTTTTTGTTCCCTAATCCAGACCTAGCAACGCTCGTCATCTATACTGACAACGACGGTGTGGCTACGACAACGACGGCAGGGAACGGTTCCTTTGATGTAGCGACGTCGACCGGCTGGTCTCTGAACCAGCAGCCCTTGCAGTTCCCGAGATCGAATCTGCGGGACTCAACCGGCCTACTTATCACTGGCATGCCAGATCCCCTGAAGGAAGCCACGTTCGAGTATGCCTACCGTTCGACCATCGCCGACCTGGCGCCGGACCCGACGGTAGACGCCTCTGGTGGGAAGGTAACTGGGTCTCGTAAGAAGGTCGGTCCGATAGAGACAGAGACGACCTTCAGCGCCGATGCCAACATCGCTATCACGAAGCCCTACCCAGCGGCCGATCGGCTCCTCCAGGAGTACGTGAAGGGCTCCAATGGAGTCGTGAGGGCATAATGGCAGACATCATAGGATACACCGCACTGGCCGCAGAGGCCAAGACCCTGATTGAAGGGACCGGTCGGTCCGTAGTCTTCAATCGTTTCGACCAAGCGCCTGCTGATGCCGGTAAGCCTTGGGAGGGCCCTGCCAATCCAATAGGCACGCCCGATGCCACGGCCACTCTCCATGGAACCTTCGTGCCTCCGGCTGATAGTCGTGCCCTGGGCTTGGGTGCCATCGACGCAGATCTCCTAAAGCGTAGTGAGCAGATTTGCATTGCAGCGCCGGGGACTGTGAGTCCGCCGTTCGACCTCCGGACAGCGAACCAGCTGGTAGATGGCGGCACCCAGTGGAAGGTTGTTTTCACACAGACTCTGAAGCCTGGCGACGTTGTGCTACTCTACTTCATTGGAGTGCAGAGATAATGCCAGCCTCGAGAGACCAAGCCTATTCTGACATCCTCGGCCTTCTCACGACAGCCTGGGTGACGACAGCCAGCCAAAGCGCCTCCCTCATCAAGTGGGAGAACGTGTCGAATAAGTCCACTCCTCCGACGACTGACACTCCATGGTGCCGTGCGACCGTTCGCCACGCGACAAGCCGACAGGCATCCCTGGCCGGAGCCATGGGGACGCGCCGGTTCCGGCGAACTGGAGTCCTCACAGTGTCGGTCTTCTATCCATCTGGCACCGGTTTGCCAGGGGACACAGATCTGGCTAAAATAATCATGGATGCCTACGAGGGAGTTACATCCTCCAGTGGCGTCATTTTCAGGGATGTGACGATAAACGAAATTGGCCCAGACGGCGACTTCTTCATGGTGAACGTTGTCGCAGCCTTCGAATACGACGAAATCAAATAGGAGTCTCCGATGGCGACGAATTACAAGCTTGATAGTAATGGCACCGGCCTCAGCATTGCCGAGGAGGAGTCGCTGAAGGTTCTCCCCGGGACGCCTGTCTGGATTCCGGCCGAGCCGAACACCTATCCCGACTTCGGTGGGGAAATCACGAACGTTGCCAGAACCCCGATCAACGCCTCCCGTCAGCGGAAGAAGGGTGTGGTCACGGATCTGGATGCGACCGGCGGCCTCAGCACGGACCTGACCCAGGACAATCTTCAGCTCCTGCTTCAGGGTTTCTTCTTCGCCGATCTCCGCACCAAGGGCGATCTCAAGAACGCTCCTGGTATCACGACCATGACGCTCTCGGTCACAAGTGTCACTGATACCTTTACGCGTGTTGGTGGTACGACCGACCTGACGACCCTGTTTGCGGTCGGCGATATCATCCTGACCAGTGGCTTTGCCAACTCGGCCAATAACGGTATCCGCAAAGTCGCGACGGTTGCCGCCACGACTATTACCACGACCCTGGCCGACGGCGCTGGCGGAGCGGACACTACGGTTGACGAGTCTGTCACCTCCAATGCTTCGATCGTCAAGGTTGGTGTTGAGACTGCGGCTGGTGACATCGATGTTGACATGACCGGGAGCCGACCGGCTCTTACGTCGACCGTCCTGGACTTCACCGATCTCGACCTGGTTGTCGGCGAGTGGATCTTCGTCGGTGGTGACAACTCAGCCACGGCCTTCCAAATCAATGCAACCAACAATGGCTTTGCTCGTGTTCGATCCATCACGGCCACCAGGCTGGAGTTTGACAAGACCCAGGCCACCATGGTCACCGAGGCCAACACGACTGAGCTGGTTCAGATCTTCTGTGGTCGATGCCTGAAGAACGAGACCGGCGCTGACATTGTCCGCCGGACCTATCAGCTGGAGAGAACTCTCGGCAAGGCCGACACCGGGGACACTTATACTCAGGCTGAGTATGTTGTCGGTGCCATCCCCAACGAGTTCAATGTCAACATCGCCGCAGCCGATAAGGTCACGGCGGACCTGGCCTTCGTTGGACTGGACGCTGAGTATAAGAATGGAACCGTAGGCCCCAAGGCTGGCACACGGCCGACGCTAGTGGAGGCCGACGCCTTCAATACCTCGTCCGATTTCAGCCGGATCAAGCTGCAAGTCCACAACGAAAGTGACGGAAACCCTTCGGCACTGTTTGCTTATGCCTCGGACATCAGCCTGACGCTGACCAACAACGTTGTCCCGAACAAGGCAATCGGCGTCCTCGGGGCCTTTGATGCTTCGGTCGGAACCTTCGAGGTGGGTGGTTCAATAACAGCCTACTTCTCGGATGTCGCTGCCATCGCGGCCGTCAGGGCGAATTCCTCCATCACCATTGACGCTCACCTGGTTGCGAACAACGCTGGCATCACCATCGACATCCCACTGATTACCCTGGGCGATGGGAAGCTCAGCATTGAGCAGGATTCCCCGATCACTCTTCCTCTGTCGATGGAAGCTGCTACTGGTGCCTCATTCGACAGCAATATGGACCATACGATGTTGATGGTCTTCTTTGATTATCTGCCTTCGCTGGCTGACGCCTAATAGCCGCATCAACGGGAGCGCGGCAGGCTATAGCAATACGAGTACGGGAGCAGCAAAATGAGTCTGAAGAGCCAGTTCAAAACCGACAAGCAGTTGGAAACCAAGGGCATTGTGATCGACTATGGAGAGACCAGAATCACGGTCGCCAGAGCCGGTGGTGCCAACAAGAAATTCAGCCGCATGCTCGACGCCAAGACCAAGCCCTATCGCAGAGCGATCGCGCTTGGCCAGTTCGACGATGAGCGGGCCAATGCTATCCTCCGTGAGGTCTACTCTCACACCGTCATCCTCGGCTGGGAGGAAAACACTGGTACCATCGAAGAGCCGAAGTGGGAATCAGGAATTTCTCCGGAGGATGCCGGCGTCGAAGCTGGTGATACATTGCTGCCGGTGACGCCTGAAAATGTCATGCTCGCCTTCGGCAACCTACCCGACGTATTCTTTGACATCCAGAATCAGGCCTCGGCCAGCGCTCTCTTCCGCGCGGAGCTGAACGAGCTCGCAGCGGGAAACTGATTGAGGTCCTGCTCTATACGCTGGAGCAGGGCTCTGTCGAAAAGCGTATCATACAGCAATGCCTTCGGGATCGTAATCCGATCCCGAAGCGTATTGCGAATGCTCCCGCCCTTATCATGGGGCTGGAGCTGTACTTCACCGCGTGGCTTGAGCTGGACCCAGACCGGCCTTCTGGTTGGGGTGTGGGTCCAATACCTTGGAGGTCAATAGGTGATTATGCCAAGGTCTTTAAGATACAAGGAGAACAACGTGACGACTTCTTCTATCTCGTGAGGGCGATGGACAATGCCTATGTCAAATATGTGCAGGCAAAACGAGCACAGAAAGTGAAGAAATGAGCCTCGAGCGGTTTGCCCGACGAATGAAATTGCGAGCACGCAACGTGCCTCGTGAGGTCAATAAGGTTGTCCGCAGGGCAGCACTTGCGGTCGACCAGGCGGTCGTCCTCGGCACACCGGTAGACACTGGCCGCGCTCGTTCCAACTGGATCGTATCCCTGGGCTCTGAGGGGACTGAGCAAAGCCGCAACGCAAAAGGTCAATTCGGAGGTAGGGTCATTGAGCCTTACAGCCCAATTCCGGCGGGAACCGATCCCGGTAAGTTCGGTGAGTCCGGCAATGCCCAGGCTGCTATCTCCCAGGGACAGGAACAAATCTCACGAAGTCAGCCGGGGGCAGCGATCATTATTGCTAACAACCTGGACTATATTGCACGGTTGAACGAGGGCTCCTCATCTCAGGCGCCAGCGATGTTTGTCGAAGCAGCTGTGCAGGCTGCGGTCGGCGCTATAAAAGGGGTCACGATAGACACAGGACGCTGATATGCCTACCGAACGCATCAACATTATCGTTCAGGAGAAGGGCACACGTGTCGTCAAAAGACGGCTCACCGAGATCGGTGGTGTTGCCCAGAGGTCAGCCCTCGGGGTGAGATCCCTTCAGAGTGCCCTTCTCGGCCTTGGCGTCGGACTGGCACTCCGGAGTACCATCCGGACTATCGCTTCCTTTGAGCAGGCGTTGTCCACTGTAAAGGCTGTCTCCAGCGCTACGAATACCGAATTCCTTCGACTCCGTGACACTGCTAGAGATCTTGGTGCCACAACGCGGTTCACTGCGACGCAGGCTGCTGAGGGCATGGTTGAGCTGTCCAGAGCAGGCTTTGAAGTCAGCGAGACCTTGGTCTCCGTCAAAGACACGCTGCTCCTAGCACAGGCCGGTTCCCTCGATCTCAAGAGGGCTGCCGAGCTGACTGCCGGCACGCTTCGTGGCTTCGGCCTTGCGGCTGATCAGTCCGGACGAGTGACCGATGTCTTGGCCTTCGCAGCCAATAGTGCAGCCACCGATGTGAACCAACTCGGCGAGGCCATGAAGTTTGTGTCCCCGGCTGCCAAGGGCCTCAACGTGTCCCTTGAGGAGTCGGTCGCTGCCTTGCAGGCGCTTGCTGACGCCCAACTGAAGGGCTCGCTTGGTGGAACCGGCCTTCGGCAGGTAATGATTGCATTGGAAGCTCCGGCGGCAAAGACCCGGAAGATTCTCTCCTCGGTAGGTCTTACGACAGATCAAGTCAGGGTGTCCTCGGTCGGTCTAACCAAAGCTCTGCAAAATCTGAAAGAGGCCGGCATCACAACTGGCCAGGCTTACCAGATCTTCGGCAGACGAGGCGGTGGCGCCGCCAACATTCTGATCAACTCGGTTCCTAAGATCAAGGCAAATAATGCGGAACTGTTGAATGCAGCTGGTGCGGCCAAGGAAGTTGCTCGCATCATGGACGACAACCTGAACGGGGCTCTACTGAGAGTGAAGTCGGCCTTTGAGGCTGTTCAACTTTCCCTTGGTGAGTCCGGCTGGAGTGACAGGCTCCGGGGACTTCTGGACGGCCTCGCCAACGGCCTTCGCTACCTGGCTGCAAATATCGAGATCGTTCAGGGAGTTATCTATGCCTTGGCAACGGCAGCGATTCCCACTCTAATATCTGCCTTGGTTACTCTGGCTCCTCTGCTCGGTCTGGTCGCGATCGGCGCTGGCATTGGGGCCTTGGTTGCCTACCGTCGAGAGATCATGCTAACAGAAGACGGGGTGTCTGACCTTGGCGATCTCATGTCGGCAGTGTGGGAACGTATCATCACCACCGGCCAGATAGTTGTTGACTTCTTCAAGACCCAGTTCGGTGGAATCACCACCGCGTTCGACGACATTGAGTTTGGCGTTGCCGATATGGTCATGCTGACCGCCAGGGGCCTAGATGCATGGATCGGCCTGTGGCGAGGGGCGATCAACGCCATCGTGGCCCTCTTCAAACACCTGGGTCCGGCTCTCAAAGAGATCATGATCGACGCGATGAATGAAGTCTTCGCGGTCCTTGACGCAGGATTCCGTCGATTCTACACCACCCTGGGTAAGATCCCTGGGCGCATCGGTGAACCCTACCGGCGTCTGGCTCGAGACGGCCTTATCCCTCGGCTTGAGAACACAGCCGCAGGCTCTACTGAAACCCTGGCGAATGCCGTTGTGGATGGATTCGCCAAAGGCTTTGATGAGATCACGGTGTTCGAGGATTCCGTCAATGGTCTTTTCGACAGAGCGGATGTAATCGCAAAGGACCGTATTGCAAAAGCTCAAGAACAGGCTGCGGTGGCAGGCTCTACGCTTCCGTCAGGAACAGGTGTTGCTCCCGCACCTGAGGAGGGCCCTGCCGCACGCCTGTCTCAACTTCAAGCCGGTGTTCAGGCCGGTCTTGAGTCGATTGGACAGACGATTCACAATTTCGGGGCACAGGCTGAGGCAACCCTAGTCAACGCCTTCAACTCGGCGGAGGACGCCTTGGTCCAGTTCGTGACTACTGGCAAGGTCAACTTCAAGTCGCTGGTAGATTCGGTTCTGGCAGATCTGACTAGACTTCTGGCTCGACAGGCTATCTCTGGCCTGCTCAACGCGATGGGTGGGTCCGGGGGTATCTTTGGTACCATCGCTTCGGCTTTCAGCCAGGGCGGAGGTGGTGATAAGGCAAGGGCAGCCGGTGGTCCAGTATCGCCAGGACAGTTCTACGTCGTTGGAGAGAAGGGCCCAGAGCTATTCTCCCCGTCCGCCTCTGGGTCGATAGTCCCGAATGGTGCCGCCCAGAACATGGCGGCTGGCGCCCAGGGAGGAGCGCAGGGTGGGAACATCACTATAATAAATGTGTCGTCGAAAGAAGAGGCCCTCGCCGCGCTGGAAAGTGCTGAAGGCGAACGGATAGTCGTCAACTACATGAGCGAACAAGAACGGCAGGTGCAATAAATGGCTTGGTTCAAAGGGACGGCTACCGATTACTGGGACTTCATGGATACCCTGAAGAACCTGGTGAAGGATGATCACATCTCGGCGGCTGCCATTCTGAATGGCGGCACCGGCTTTGCCATTGGCGATACGATCACGCTTGCCGGCGGAACGAAGTATCACGAGCCGGAAGTCGAGGTCATGGGGATAAACTCCGGTGACTACGTCACTGTCGCCGTAGTTTCGGCTGGAGGGGCGAACTACGCTGTCGGGGATAAGATTATCCCGGCTGCCGGAACCTTCTCCGTACCTGTTGAACTGGAGGTCCTGACACTCGCTGGAACCGCCGTAGCCACTGTCGCGATTAATAACCCAGGTATCTGCTCTGCACAGCCCTCGAATCCTGTAGCGACGACCTCGGACGGCATCGGGACCGGCTGTACGATGACCCTTACGTTTGCGGCTGGCACAGGGATTATCACTGCGATCCACATGGCCGACTCCGGTGTCTACACGGTCCAGGCCACCAACCCAGTCTCCCAGAACACATCCTCCGGATCAGGCACCGGCGCTAAGTTCACCATGACCTATACCGATACCGCCTGGGAGACCAAGGTGGATTGGGAAGCTGATGAGGCCACCGCCGTCGTGATAGCTGTGGCAGGAACTGGATACGTTGTTGGTGACAAGGTGACGATCGTTGGCGGCTCAGGCTCTCACGACTGTGTCGTCAATATTGATACCGTCTCTGCCACTGTGCCGACGGCGGTCTCGGTGTACTCGGCTGGTCAATATAAGACCACGCCGAGCAACCCTGCCTCGACCTCTGGTGGTACCGGCTCCGGTCTGACTCTCACCATGACCTGGACGCCATCAGCAGCAGAGATCAAATACCTAATGATTCATAATACCACGTCGGATCAGTACGTCGGGTGGCGTGCCTTTACGCAATCCACACCGGATGCCGCATACCTCCTTGAGTGCACCGGCTTCACCGGCTTCACCTCTGATGTGGAAGTCTGGGCAGATCAACCCGGCGCGTTGGGCAATCTAGAAACCTACTGTCCTTTGTCCGGGGGCGCATCACCAGCAACTGTTACCTATTGGATTGCCGTTGACGACAACCGAATCGCCGCAGCCTTCAAGGTAGGTTCCGTCTATCCGAATTTCTATGTTGGTGGGATTGACAAATATCTCACAGCCGATGAGTATTCCTATCCTCAACTGATTCTTGGTTGTATAGCCGACGAGCTCCCCTACAACTTCAGTGGTGTTGGCTATGCCGGAATGACAAATCCAGGGGCTGATAATACTGGCTGGGACGGTCCGGGATATTTGCGGACACCAGACGGCACCTGGATCAAGGTGTTGAATTGGTGGGATGATAGCGGGACTCCCCGCCTCGTTGACACAACCTACGTTGCCGTCGCCCCTGCTGGAGGAACTGAGCACAACCCACCTGCCGGCGCGAACGGTTGGTATGCTGACTACCGTGCCAATTGGCAGGACATGTTTGGGGTTCAAACCGCCATCGGTGCAGTCTTTCACGATCTTGGCCGAATCAGTAGCGAATTCGTCCTGATCCCGGCAACATTGTCGTACCACCCAGACAACGTGATCTATGGGAATATGATTGGGGTGTTCTCTTTCAATCCGGATGGTGACGTCGATTCTGAGGACCGTATCTATGTTGGAACGGCTGTCTATCGGTGCTTCCAGAACTGCAACAAGACCAACCGAAACTATTTCTTCTGTATAAAGGAAGAATGATGGCATACCAAACCGGATCATCGACAGGCCAGACAGACTTGATCAATAAGCTCCAGACCTTTGCGGCTGCGAACGGGTTCACCGTTAACAACTACGACGCCGGGAACCACTTCTGCTCTATAAGCAGAGCGGCCGACAACCTGTACTCTACCATCTACTGGGACACTACAACCCACATGGCGATATATCAAGCGCTGGGCTATTCGGGCACCTATGCCCAGCAGCCGTGGAATCAGGCGAATGACTCTGGCAATGGAAACAGCACTCTTGCACAGATCTACTCTGGACGTAATGTGAACAACATTGGAGCCGGACCCTTCACGTCCTATTACTTCTTTGCCTACACTGATCCGTATTCCCTACATATCATACTAGAATTCTCCCCTGGGCTTTATCGGCATTTCGGTATGGGCTCATTGCAGAAGTCAAGTACATGGACGGGTGGGGCCTACGTCTACGGCCATCACTGGAATAGCCAGAATAGTGGAGCACCACTGGACGATCCTGACGTAGGATACCATTCCGTGTTTCTTGACGGGGCGCACGATCCGTCGTACGGCACCTATGGCTACTCAATCAATACCGGAGCAACCCTACATTGTGAGGGCCTACCTAGTCAGCCCAGTGGAGGGAAGTGGGGTGTCAGTATGTCGGCCTGGGCCAATTACCCACTGGTTGACCGCGCCGCAGTGGATAGGGTCCGCGTCGTGGGAGGTTGCAGAGGTGGGATTGCCTTGTCGCAATTTGGGTGGCTGCTACCAGACAAGGCAGCAGGCTTCATACCGATTATCCCATTTGAATCTTTCTATGTTGACGGCGACGCAAGCAGCCCTCCTATCACCTGGCGACACTTGGGAAGGGTCGCGAACGTAGGCCACATCCACCTGCATGGTATTGATCCAGCTGAGGAGCTGACCGTTGGCCCCGATACCTGGACAGCCTTTCCGGCTGTGCGTAAGGCCATGGTCGGCGGCAACAATCAGGAGTCCTGGAACATGGGTATCATCTACCGAAAGGTGACATAATGTCTCTCTCCGATTACCTTGAAAACTGGCTGTTGACGCAGCTGATGGCAGGCAAAACGTTCTTTGTGGGATACGGCTCCGCCGGTGGAGAAAGCTCCTTCACGGAATTCTCTAGCAACGGATACGCGCGTAAAGCCTATGGCGCTTACACTGTCACGTCAACACCTGGCGATGACCAACATGTGACGAACGACGCGGCCATCACGCATGCTGCGGCAACAGGCACCCAAGGCACAGCCACGCATGTCGGTATTTGGGATGCCCTGACGGCTGGTAATCTTCTCGCTGTTGTGTCCTTCGCGGAGTTGGGTCTAGCCAATGTGTCGGTCATCACTGGAACTCAGATTGAGTATCCCGCTGGTAAGTGTAAACTCCAGATTGACTGAGGCTACCTATGTCTGTTGCCCTGAATGGCTCAACCCAGTTCCTCGACATTGCAACTCCTAAGTCTGGATTTCCATTCTCGGTATCGTTCTGGTTCAAGACAACCGATGTCTCTCAGGGTGGAGCAAATGCGACGCTCGTCTCAAACGACACCGGGACCTCTGGCAGTCAGAACATAAGCCTGCTGAGTGGGCTGACAGCAAACTATCCGGTGACTGCATTTTCCTACGCCACCTCGTGGTCCACTGCCTATCAGGTGTCGCCATGGCCTGCCAATAGCACGTGGCACCATGTTACGGTAGTGTGGACAAGTTCCTCCAGTCGCCATGTGCTATTGGACGGAGCATCAAAGGGAACCGGGGGAGGCTCACAAAACACAACAGGCATAAGCTACTTCTCCGTTGGAGCAAGGTTCCGCAATACTCCGAGTGTCTTCTACAGCGGCTCTATAGCTGAGGTTGTATTCTACGGTTCTGCCCTTTCTGATGCCAATGCAGTCTTACTGGCCAGTGGTACAAACCCCCAGGACGTGGACGCTGTCAACATCCTAGGCTACTGGACGCTCTATGACGACAACTCAGAAGAGCTTGGTGGGACATCCCTTACTGAGCACGCCTCTCCAACCTACGCAACTGGTGATCACCCCACAATCAGCGCTGCGGCTGGGACAACCCAGCGGGACATCCAGTTCGACGGCGAAGGCTCGCTGATTGTCACACCAAAGATCATCCAGTACCTGGACATCCAGTTCGACGGCGAAGGCTCTCTGATTGTTGAGCCTGGTGTCAGTAACATCAATCATCTAGGCTATGTCTTCCCGTCGCCTCTCATAGTGAAGCAACCGGATTGGGACCTTGGCTGTGACCAAGGCTCGATAACACCATGGGACAAGGCGATACCGACAGTACTTGATCCATTGGTTTCCGAGGGCATCGAGCATCAAGTAACAACGACTCCGATGGACCAGAAGAAGCATGTCGGAACTGGCATTTTCACTCCGGTGGAAACCCCATGGTTCGAGCATGCCCACATGCTCCCACGCGTGGTGCAGAATGTTGGCAACGTAGTCACCGAGCAATCGATTCTGTGCGAGCTCTACAACGCCGACCGGAAAGAGCTGATCACAGTTTCGTCAATCACCGACAACCTGGGCGTCGGGTTCCAAGTCATAGGTGTTCCGGCGACTCCATTCAATATAGCATCTCAGGATAGTTTGTCCTTCTCGATCAAGGTTCTCCAGTCAGGTGACTTCTCAATTGACGGCGAATATACCATGACGCTGTCAACTGGTGAGGAGTACACCATCTACATCATTGGTAGTCGTATTGTCCTTCTACCAGTTCGCCCAGAGGCACCACTGAAGGAGCACCTAATATTCGACACCAAGATCATCGACCATGTGGATGCGTCCGAGCAGCGGATCATGAATCGGAAGTATCCGCGAAGTGAATTTGAGATGCGATTCAAGGGTGATGATCGCAAGCGCCTTGAGCTCTTGCTGTTTGATCGACAGTCGAAGGTCATAGCGGTTCCGGCCTGGCACGAACCGGCCTTCTTGGGTTCGGCTGGGGCAACGGTCGGGACTGACACGATCACAGTTAACACCACAGACTATGCCAACTTCTTTGTTGGTGGCTATGCTGTTATCCTTCAGGATGAGCACGTCTTTGACGCTTTGAAGATCGATGCCATAACAGCTACTACCATACAGTTCTCGTCTAATTTGGCAAACAGCTATTCCCAAAACACGCAGGTCTTGCCCCTGATGACAGCCTACACCATGCCGACAACACCTATGGTGAAGGCCGTCTATAATGATCAAGACTTCAATGTACGCCTGAAGGTACATGCCTCGGAGAACGATATTGCCTCAGCGGATGCCTTCTCCACCTATAACGGCAAGACCTTTCTTGACGACCCGAACCTTGTGGAGCGTGACCTGAAGGAGACTCTCGAAACAAAGGTCTACGTCCTGGATAACGGGACCGGCGACTTGGAGCAGTTTGCTGTGTGGGACCACGCAATGCGGCACAGCCGTAAGGGATTCAAGACGAACAACCGGCAGGAATTGTGGGAGCTCCGGCAGCTGTTTCACTATCTCAAAGGCAGGCAGGTCTCCCTCTACATCCCAACATTCTCCAAAGATCTGGTGCCAAACCAGACTTTGCTCAACGCCAACAGCACCTTCACAATGGACCACATCGGCTATACGGTAAACGCTCACCAGCGATGGCCGAAGCAGGTATTCAGAATGCACCTCCTAGACGGTACGATCTTGGTCAGAACGATCCAAGGCTCCGCCGAGGTAAGTGGATCCGTAGAGCAACTCACCGTGGATTTAGCATGGCCGTACGATATCGAACCGGAAGACATCGAGCGCGTTGAGTTTCTCGAGAAGATCCGACTGGACACGGACGATATAATAATCGTACACCACAATGCTCTCGGGGAGTCCCAGAGCATAGTCGCCACGAAGGAGGTTAGTGACTGATGTCGTACGATGCCTTTGAAGATGCTCAAGAGACCGGAGGTAAGATTGAATTCTACACCCTTACCATCGGCAATGAGATATACCGGATGCATGACGACATCGCGGCAACGATCAATATCGCCGGTGACCTCTTCTATCCGGTGACGGTCAGCCGTGGCCATATTGCTACTGGCGTTGAACACTTGACGATCACCCTCCCGGGAGACCATCTCTTCTCACGGAAGTTCACCAAGATCGCTCCTGGGCAGACTGCCACCCTTACGATCCAAGCCTACCATCTGGGTGATACCGCAGACCTGAGGGTCATATACAAAGGCGTCATCCGGTCGGTCGCGTTCACGAATGGTATGTCTAGTTCTTCATTGTCTATCGTCCCTATCAGTGAGGCCTTCAGTAAAGAAATTCCAGAGAGAACCTTTCAGGCCTCCTGTAACAACATATTGTTTGACCCAAACTGCAAGATTTCAGCAGGAGCGAACTACTACGAGACCGCAGTGACTGTGGAGACCGGCAATCTAATTACGCTCCCAGGCCTTAACACAGCCAAGGGTAATGGGTGGTGCACCGGTGGCTTCGTTGGCTATGGAGTTTTGGACTACCGACTTATTCTTGAACAGGCCGCAGACGTTCTGACGCTGGCTCTACCGTTCTACGAAACGGTATTGGCTGCGACCGTCACAGCCTACGCTGGTTGCGACCGATCGATTGGGACATGCAGTTCTAAGTTTGGCAACTCCCTTAACTTCGGAGGCTGCCCATACGTACCAACCAAAAACATCTTTGCGACGGGGTTGTAATATGGCTTTCTGGCTGATGTTCTTCTTTTGGGCAGCTTCCTTTGCTGTCTCCCAACTTCTGGCGCCGAAGCCGGACATCGAACATGCGAAGGCTGCCACCCTGGATCAATTCACTTTCCCGACGGCGACCGAGGGGCGGATCATTCCTCTGGGCTGGGGGACCTTCCGCATCCGTGGCCCCAACGTCATCTGGTATGGAGACTATCTTGCTCGTCCGATCACAGAGAAGATCAACACAAGTCTCTTCAATAGTAAGCGCATCACAATTGGCCATAACTACTACTTAGGTATTCAGTTCGGCCTTTGTCTTGGCCCAGTGGCGTTGCGGAAGATCTGGATCGGGGACGAACTTGTCTGGTCCGGCAACCAAGCCACCGATGGCGACATAACGATCGACGAGAAAGAAGTCAGGGGCACGTTCTCCTTCTACACTGGTTCAAAGACGCAGGCCCAGGATCCTTATCTGGCTGTCCACCAAAGCCCATGCCCAGGGTATCGGAACCTGTCCTACGGCGTCCTGAAACAGGGATTCGTAGGGCCCTCCACTTCGATCAAGCCTTGGTCCTTTGAGGTCTCGCGAATCCCTACTGGCTACACCAGTTATCCGACGGTCAATACCTACGACGCCAACCTGATGGAAGTCGCCGCAGAACTCCTGACCAATACGGAATGGGGATATGGCTACTCTGCCGCCGAGATCAACACAACCGACTTCTCAGCAGCCGGGGCAACCCTCTATAATGAGGGAAACGGATTCAGCTACGTTCTTCAGCAGCAGATGAAGGCCACACAACTGTTGGCTGAACTCGAACGACAAGGGGATATGAAATTTCGCATCGATCCGACGACGGGGAAATGGCGTGTCGCCCTTGCCCGTGACGGCTATAGTCTACCATCCCTACGGACCCTAGACTCGACCAACTTGAAGGAGGTTGTTGATTTCTCTCGAGGTGGATGGGAGCAGACCATCAACTCTGTGCGGATAGGGTATGAGCGGCGGTCCAATAATTACGGGACGAGTTATGCTCCGGCTCAGGACGGTGCTAACCTCCAGATCCAAGGTCGGGTTGTGCCGGCAACATGGACCTATCCCGGAGTAAAGGATGACGCTCTTGCAAACAAGGTCTCATGGCGAGAACTACGGTCCAACTCTTATCCCCTGGCCAAGGGCCGGTTCAAGGTAGATCGGTCCTTCTGGGATGCTTACGTTGGTGAGGTCTTCGCCCTTACCTATACGATCAGAGATCTGACGATCACCAATCTGCCGATGCGCATCACGCGGCTGGACACAGGCAATAAGAAGGATCCCGAGATACTTGTGGATGCGGTTCAGGATGTCTTCTCCTGGAGGGCTGCCTCTTTTGCCGATCCGGATACTACCAGTTGGGTTGCGCCAGTGAAGACCCTGATCCCCTTCCCGACTGCAGAGCAGCTGGCCTTTGAGGCTCCCTATGCTATCTCCCGTCGTGATCTCTATCCGTCGGAGGGCCGCATCTGGGTCACTGGTGAGAACCAAGGCCGGGGCGCAACCGGCTTCACCATACTACAGCGAAACGGTTCAGGCACACCGTCCGGCTCCTACTATAATGCCGGCGGATCCCAAGGCTTCGCTTTCACCGGAGTCCTAGACGGCGCTGTCGATAACGATGACACCACAATAGACATTACGACCGACATGAACGTTGCTGAGATCCTAGCCACAACGATCAACGACATCGGTAACAACCTGACCAACCTTGTTCTGATCGGTGATGAGTTCGTCTCCTGCACAGGCGCGTCGGTGATCTCCGGCGGTATACAGCTCACCGGTTGCTATCGCGGCCTCCTTGACTCGGCTCAGCAATCCCACGCGGATGCAGTGGATGTCTGGTTCATCAACGCTGGTGGTGACTTGACAGACACAGCCTTCACCATTACCCATACTGTCGACCTGAAGCTCCTGCCGTTTGATCAGGCCGGCAACCAGGTCTCGGACAGTGACGGAGCTCTCGTTGTCCTTCAGGAAACCTTGGTGTCCCGGGAGCGAAGACCGTATCCGCCGACCTTTGCGAAGATTGGCGGAGTCCAGTATCCATCGTCTGGTGGTCTTGATTCCCAATGGGGTAGTACGGAAGACACGAAGGGCCTGAAGATCGAGTGGAACCGTCGGGACTTCCGTATCTATGACGAACTGTCACAGTATGCGGTGGACGCGTCCACGATCAACAGCGATTTCCCAACCAACAACACGACCGAGTATGCGGTCGAAGTATGGAACGATCCAGACGGGACACCAACGCTCCTATTCACGACTGGGTGGGACGCGGCGGCGCCAGACTATGCCTACCGAACGGAGATCCTTCGGTACACCGACGGCGTGATCCCGACGCGGATGCGTATAAAGATCAAGACGCGGCACACACATACGACTGTAGTCTATGAGGCTACCCAAACCCTGGACTGGGACTTCGACATAACAAGCACCCAGTTTACCGGCGACAAGAACTGGGGCACGCTGGCTGCCTCAACTGCCTCGAGCACCTGGACGGCGCCAGACACTGGCACCTATGCTTTCGCTGTAGCGACGGCGCTTAATGCTTCTGCCAAGGTTCAGGCCCGAATCAACAGTGGCTCCTGGGTCGACGTCATCACTGCCGGAGGCCTGGCTGGGAACCTTGTAGGTGTGACTGCAGCCGACACAATCGAGGTCCAACACGACGACTCCACGACCGGAGGCCAAACCCTCCTTACCGTAGGATCCCCAACGTCGGCCGAGGATGCCTACGCCATACTGGCACTCAATTCCTAACGACGACAACCGTGCCAACAGGCCTGACTGAATGCGAGCCCTGGGGACCCTCTCCTGGGCTCTCATTCGTTCTGGGCTATAATAGTACATGGCTGACAACGAGACTACCAACAAGCATGTCCTCCTCTCCGACGAAGAGATCAGCGCTCTCGTTTCCGACGCGGTTCAGCGAGGCGTTCATGAAGGCCTCCTCCGGGTTGGCATTGACACCACCGATCCGATCCAGCTTCAGCGGGACTTCCAATTTGTCCGCGATCTCCGCAAGACTGCCGACTCAATCAAGTCAAGGGCCCTCCTCACCGCAGTCGGTATAATCGTTGTTGGTACTATAACCATTGCATGGCTTGGTATCCGTACAATCTTTAAGACCCCGTAAATCCCTCTAGACCTACCAACTTCGACTCTACCTTGCCCGCGCGACTCTACCTTGGTCTGAAGGTAGAGTCGGACCCTGTGTCCCCTGCAATCAGGATAGCGCCCAGCCGACTTCGCCTACTCTACCTACTCTACCTTGTCCCAACTTCCACAGCTGGATGCCCAGGAGACTCTACCTTGGTACTCGATACCTTATTCTTTCTTTCAAGGTAGAGTAGGTAGAGTAGGTAGAGTCTGACCTTGTCGATACTAGACTTACGCGCGACTCTACCTCGACTCTACCTTGCAAGGTAGAGTCGCAGATATTTTTGATGGATTCCGTTTTGCTTTCAGGAGATGTAGCTTATACTTAATGTAGAGAGAAGAGAACCCTACTAAGTAAAAGGGGTGAAACCATGGCACTAACAAAAACCACAACAGAAGGCATCGCGAATCTACTGGTCAACGGACTCGCCTCTGGGCATCTTAGTATCGAACGGGTCAACGATGTTATGCGGACGTTTGAGCATCTTGAGATGGAATTTGGTATGGAAGCTGACGAAGAGCTCAACCCCAGAATGGAACAGGGTCATAGAGTTATCCTGCAGCAGCGCTCGCGTCTTGCTGGTAACCTGATGGATGCTATCCATACAAAGCTGGAAAAGGCTACGGCCTAAAGAAGGCCAAACTTCAATCAGTGAAAGGGTGAAGATCATGGCACATGAAATCGAAGCACACGACGTCTTTGGTGAGGTCCGTGAGCACGGTGAAAGAGCATGGCATGGCCTCGGGGTGGGAATCCCGGACGGGTTGGAAACCTGGCCGGCATTCGAGCATATTGGCCTCGGCTGGGAAACTCAGCTGCTTCCGTTGTTCGCGACGCACACCAAGGACGGGAAGAAGAAACAGTTCAAGGTCCACTCCCATTCCGTCCACATCCGCAAGGACAATCTCCAGGAACTCGGCGTCGTCGGCTCCGGCTACAAGCCGATCAGCAACAAATCGCTCGCGGAGTTTGCGGACGCCCTGGTCGAGGTAGATAAGTCCGTCACGGTCGAGACAGCCGGTTCGCTCCGTAATGGTCGGTGCGTATTTGCCTTGGTCCGGCTGCCGAAGGACATCGCGGTGACAGACACCGACATCCTACACCAGTACGTCCTCATCCGCAACAGCCACGACGGGAGCAGCGCCTTCCAGATCTACCCGACCTCGATCCGCGTCGTCTGCGCCAACACCCTCCGGATGTCCGAACGGGACATTGCTCGAGGCATCTCCTTCCAACACACCGGCGATGTAGTTGGTAAGATCAACCACGCGCGTCTCGCCCTGGGCTTGATCACTCAGGAATCTGCAAGGTTCGAAGCCCAGGTGCGTGTCCTCGCTGCGAAGCATTTGAACAAGGACGAGGTCGCTGGCTACTTCCGTGCCTGCTACGACGCGACCTTCGGTGTGGTCCCCGATACGGCTCCCGACGACACGGACACGAGGGCCTCTCAGCGGTTCATGCGGCAGATCACCAAGCGTGACGCCCTGCTGGAAGTCTGGGGCGCCAACATGGAGAATGAGCGCCAGAGCATGGACGGAATCCGCGGCACAGCGTGGGCTGCCTATAACGCGGTCTCGGAATATCACGACCACCAGCGCGGTCGGTTCCTCCCGGTGAGCGAGAGCCAGGGACGTGCCCACAGCAATCTCTTCGGAACCTCCAACCAGCAGAAGCTCGTGGCCTTCAAGAAGGCCCTGGTGCTGGCAAGCTAAGACCCTTTCAAACGGGAGGTGGGAAGAAATTCCCATCTTTCCGTTTTGCTTTTCCTAGATATAGCTTATACTTGAAGTAGAGCAATGGTGCTCAAAAGGGAATAACGCTATGAAGCTGACCGAAGCCACCTACGAAATCAACAATCGTAAGGTTACAATCAAGAGAATCGAAATTGGCCGAATCGTGTTCTGGATTGGTGATGACTCCTCCTATAAGGCGGAAGTCACTGATGGTGAATCTGCTTGGCAGGTAGCGAATAAGGTTCTCGTCATGACCAACGGTGGCCGCAAGAAGGCAAAGGACGTTGCTAATGTAACCAACTCGGAAATCTGCGACCTCGGTTGTGTCATCGAGCAGATTGCTTCGTAGGGAGAAGCCATGTTCATCGGCGGTAAACGAAAACCACACCTGACCGACTTCGTCATTCAGTACTGCGACAAGCGGGATGAGTGTGGGAGTAAGACCTGTCCGCAACAGTCGGCCAATGGTAAGGGCATCATCAGGGCCGACGTTGCCTATATTGAAGTGCATCACTGCCCGAAGTATCGCCCGTTGGATGGCGGTCAGGTAGGAACTGAGGTTCGAGAAATGGGGGTGTGGAAAGATGGCGCTTAGGCCAGGAACAACGCGGTGGCACTGTGCAACCTGCCAGAAGCATTTCAACACAACCCTAATACACGGCAACGTCGTGAAGTGTCCTGATTGTAGTCGAACGGTGAAGGCTCAAGGCGTTGCACATTCGAAGGTCCAGGGCTTGGGTTCTATGTACCAGCAGAATATCGGCCTGGAGCTTTTGTTCGATGCACAGAGGCCAGACCGACAAAATCCGAAGAAATGATTTGGCTTCTTCTGGTTTGTAGTGTATTGTTTAGGTAGAGAAGAGAACTCTAGCCGAAAGGATAAGCCATGAAAACGAACCTGACTATTATCACGATTGCCTTGATCGCTCTGGTATGGTGTGGTACTGCTCTTGGTAAGTGGGCCAACACTGAAAGCCAGGCGACGGAAGCTCGCTGGAATGAGGCCGTGAGTGTACTGGGGTCGAAGTGATAAGCCGGTGCTGTCGTCAGGGATGTGAACTACGTATTTTTGTACACGAGCATGGCATAGGAACCGAGGAGGCCATCCGTCGTCTCACAGCAATGGGCCAAGCACAACGACTTGCCTATGCCTACGGCATGAGTCCCAAGAAGTACAAGAAGTGGAAGCGGAAGAAGGTGTGGGCAGCACGAATGAAATGGCTGTGGAAGTGGGTCGGCGGTTCGATCCTTTGCTTCGCAGCGCTTTCCTAGGAGGTACCATGAAGATGGCAGAAGAGACCAAGATCTGCAGCAAATGCAACCTTCCCAAGCTACTCGACGATTTTCACCGTGGTTGTGTCTGCAAGCTGTGCTTCTCTGAACAAGAGGTAGCACGGAACGACAAGACCCGACCACAGGCCATTCGTCTTGGCCAACACTACACCTGTAAGGACGACAACTTCATCCGTGCCCACTACGTAGTCATGACGGATGAGCAGATGGCTCTTCATCTGAAGAGGACCCTTCAGGGTGTCCGCGCCCACCGGCAGGATGTTCTCTGCCTGATCAAGGTCAGCGACAACCGTCTCCCTGGGCCTGACGACATCGACCATTTTTGGTTTCGGCAACGCTACGACATTGCGAAGGTCTCGGTTGAGTGCTGGCCAAACGAGGCAGGAGAAACTATCCTTGCGGTCTATAGCCCAGTGGACGCGCCGGAAGAGGCAATACATGGAGCCCTCGACGCAGCTGGATACAGCACTAAGGTCTTCCTCGCCTGGATGGTGAATAGGGTGAACGTATGATCCGGTTCTTGGAGGGAGTGCTATGCGGCCTGCTGCTCGGGGCCCTCGGTTGGGACCTGCTCCAAGGCGCGGTGATGAAGGCGGTGAATATTGTTCAGGAGATCGGCCATGCAGTGTAGCTCGACGGTGGACATCACCCTAGAGTACAGGGATCGCCAGTTCGTCGTCCAAGAGGTTCCGTACTCGGTCTCCTACGACTACGGCCCTGGCTGCCGCTACTGTGCCAACGGCGACCCTGGAGAGTCTCCATCGGAGGACTTCCAGTTTACCTGTGGGATGACGGTAGAGGAGGTGATCGAGGTCATTGCAGAAGCCTTCATCGCCGACTCCGAGGCGGTTCCGGCCTGGGTGGCGGCCGAGGCCTCCAGCATCCTGCACGCGATCCAGAAGGAAGCCTACGACCGAGTCTACGACAGGCTGGTCAGCTCCGTCTAGAGGCGTCGGTATACTACGTCTGAACCGAAACCTTCAGGAGGATACTATGTCTCAACGTGTATGGCGGCTGACAATCGAAAAGGAGAATGGCAACCTCCCCCAGATCTGTGGATCAGAGGAGGCGATGCGGTCCGAGTTGAACGCTTGGGTGGAGCACGAGAACAGTTCCGCTGACGAGTGGCTCCAGCACGAGGAGAGTGGACAAACATACCGAAACATCGAGGCCAGCAAGGTTCGCCAGGTGGATGGTTTCATGGACGACGCGGCCAGAAGCCCTGTCGTCCTCGCCTACCGTTTCATCGACGTACTGGGAATGTTCCTTCTTGAGATGTAAGGGGTAAGGCTATGCAGAAGAGCGAAGCACATGGAATCATGAGAGACGTTATCCGGAAGCTCCCTGCCGGCTGGAGTGGTAGATGCTGGGACAACTGCGGTTGGCACGTTGAGTGGTTCAACGGCGCTGTGAAGCTCTATTACTGCGGGTTGCTCGCCTCCCGAAAGACCGGACGCAACTTCTGGGCCATGGTGGGAGAGCCAGGTAGTCTGGGCGGGATTCCGTTCTTGACGCGACCGAAGATTCGACACTTCAGGAATCCCAAGAGTGCAATCAGGAGCGCGGTTCGGTATGCCCAGGATAGGCTTGCTCCGATCCACATGTCACTGGACCAGGTCGAGGCCTACCTATGACCTACAAGTACAAGACAAAACCGTATGACCATCAGCATGAGGAGTTCACCCAGCATGGGAAGGATCCCTTCCGTGGGTTGTTCTGGGAGCAGGGTGTCGGCAAAACAAAGCCGGTCATCGACTCTACGGCCTACCTCTATGGCGAGAAGGAGATCGACGGCCTGTGTGTGATAGCGCCGAATGGGGTGCACCGGAACTGGGTCTCCGACGAGATCGTTGCCCACATGCCAGACCACATCGCCGAACGGATGCAGTCTCACATCTGGTATAGCACGGACACCAAGAAGCACGCACGGTCGTTTGGGTATGCTCTGAACCACGACGGCCTGGCCTGCCTGGTCATGTCCTATAACGCGATCTGGACAAATCGGGGTCGCGACGCATGGAAGGCTTTCCTCAAGAAGCGTCGGTGCATGTACGTCCTTGACGAAAGTCAGCGAGTCAAGAATCCAAGTGCCAAGTGGTCCAAGCGCCTGCTTGGTTCGGCGACAGTTGGGGCTCCCTACCGGCGCACCCTGTCTGGAACACCGGTGACGAACTCTCCGTTCGACATCTACAACCAGCTACGGTTCTTGGTGCCAAATATCTGGCATCAGTTTGGCATCCGGGAGTTTTCTGCCTTCAAGCAGTACTTCGGCATCTGGGAGCAGCGATACATCAGCGAGGAGAAGTCGTTCCCGCATTGTGTTGCATACAAGAACCTCAACACGCTACACCAAATCCTACACGAGGTCGGAACGCGATTGACCAAAGACGAAGTCCTTGACCTGCCGCCCAAGCAATTCTCCAAGCGATACTACGACTTGACGTCTACACAGAAGAGGGCTTACCAGCAACTCAGAGACGACTTCGTTATCGAACTGGAGAATGGGGAGATCACGGCGATGCTTGCTATCGTCCGGCTCCTGCGGTTCCAGCAAATTTGCTGCGGCTACCTACCAACCGATGACGACAACCCGACACTCCGCGACCTCCCTGGTGGCAACCCACGGCTGGCTCTCTTGGTCGATACGATTGACGAGCTCCCACACAAAGCGATCATCTGGGCAAGGTTCACCAGGGACATCGACCTAATCACCCAACACCCGAAGCTCAAGAACAGATGCGTCTTCGTAGACGGCAGGGTCACAGGGCCCAGAAGAGGCGAGGCGCTTGATGCCTTCCAGAAGGGCAACGACGTGCAGTTCTTAGTGGCCTCTGCGGCTGCTATCGGAACCGGCGTCACGCTGACGGCCGCACGGACGGTGGTATACTACAGCAACTATTTTGATCTAGAGCTCCGGCTCCAATCAGAAGACCGTGCTCACCGCATCGGTCAGGAGCATCCGGTGAACTACATCGATCTGTGCTGCCCCAAGACCGTGGACGTGCAGATCATCGAGTCTCTGCGGAAGAAGGTCGGTGTGGCCTCTGTCATCACCGGCGACGTTTTGAAGGAGTGGATATGATACGACTACTGATCCTACTACCGATTATGATGGGCCTCGCAATCAGTTGCATTCACCATGAGGCGCCGGTGGGCTATACTTACACGGTTCCCATTATAGAGCCGAGCAGGCACGAGCCGGACTGGGTTGGTGAGGTACTCCTCCGGTGGTGTATTGAGTCGTTGCTGCGAGATCCGAATAAGTTTGATCCGCACGGTATCATAGCAAAGGGGTGACCATGGCTAAAGACCCATTCGCAGGTTTCAGAATTGAGAAAAAGCCCACTGACGAAGCCTTCGCCAAGTTGGACGAACTCATCAGGCAGCTGCTTAAGGCTGAAAAGGACGTAGAGGTAGCTGACGCGGCCTTGAAGAAGGCCCAGGCGGTGAAGAGGCAACTCGAGGAGTACGATCTGCCAGAGTTCATGGCCGGTCTCGGTCTCTCAGACTTCACATCTACCTCTGGGCTATGTGTGACTGTCATTAAGAAGATACGAGCCTCTATCGGCGACCGCAAGGCCAAGGCGTTCAAGTGGCTAATAGAGAATGGCCATGGCGGACTCATTAAGCGTAGCGTGATGGTCGCGTTCAATGTGGACCAGGGTGATGCCGCTGGTAAGTTGGTGAAGGAATTACGGCTACGCGAGGACTGTGGCGCCGGAGTAAAGCAGGAGATGAAGGTGGAGGCAGCATCACTGACATCCTTTGTGAGGAAGCAGCTGGAAGCCGGCACCTCAATACCAACCGATGTGTTCGGGGTGTTCGAGCAAAAGTACGCTAAGATCGATCTCAAGAAAGACTAACGTCCATGTGGACCGTGCCGCAGCGCCGGAGCACGTAAAAGGGTCCGCCGCATTTTGAGGAGATTCAGGTAATGGCAAAAGACAAGAAAACTGCACTGGCCGCGCCGAGCGCTGCTAATGCATTGGCGAAGGCTGACTTCGGCGAACACGCTGGCGTCGGCTTCGAGAACCAGACAACTGACGACATCGCCATCCCGTTTCTGGGTCTAGTCCAGGCGCTCAGCCCAGAGAAGGAGGAGAATCATCCGAAGCAAATCCCGGGAGCCGTGGAGGGGAGTCTGTTCAATACGGTCACACGGGAGCTCTTCGGCGACACGGTATACTTCGTGCCGTGTACCACCGAGCATGTCTACGTTGAGTGGATTTCCCGCGACGATGGTGGCGGATTCGTCGGCATTCATACCCCTTCGTCCGAATTCGTCAAGGCCTCCAAGGCTGCGGCTGAGCAGTTCAACCACCTCAAGACCGACGAGGGTCACGAGCTTCAGGAAACCTTCTACATCTACGGCCTCCTGCTCGACGGTGCCAACGGTAAGGCGGGAACCAGCCCGATCGTGATTGCCTTCACGTCGACCAAGATCAAGAAGTACAAGGCCCTGATGACGAAGCTACATACCGTCAAGTCGACACCGCCGATGTATGCCTTCCGCCTTGGCATCACGTCGTGTCCTGACAAGAACAAGAAGGGCCAGCCCTTCAAGAACTTCGAGATTGCTCCCGCCCAAGGCGCTTCGATCATGGACGCGGTCAATCTCCCCGGCACGGATTTCCAGGGATTGCTCGAAGAGGGTAAGGCCCTTGTTCGGGCAGTTCAGGGCGGTCTGGCCAAGGCTGACCACGCCTCGCAGACCGGTGAGACCAAGGCCGAGGGCGACGCTGACGAAGTCTTCTAAGTCTCTTCTGAGTACCTCACTCCACGGCAGCGCCTGCCCACCCCAGCAGGCGCTGCCACTTTTGGATAAGGAGGTGACGGCATGCTAGAGGTGCGACAAATAGTTGAGATTCTCATTTGTGTTCTGTTTCTGCATATGATAAGGGACAAGCGATGAAGTGGGGTCGCCAACAAGAGGAAGCGATCAGCGCCGTAAGGCGGTGGCTAAGGAACACAAGCGATCAGCAAGTCTTCAGGTTGTTCGGCTATGCTGGCACTGGTAAGACTACGCTCGCTGTGTACTTAGCAGAGAACGCTGGTCGGGTGCTCTTCGGAGCATACACTGGTAAAGCTGCATCAGTCATGCGGAAGCGCGGCTGCTCTATGGCCCAAACCATTCACCAGTTGATCTACCTCCCAGCATCTCGGTCAAAGGAGAAGCTCCGCGACCTACAGCGAGACCTCATGGAGGCTGCACATGAACTCCGCAGTGAGGGAGCAGAACAGGAACAGATCGACAAATCCACGGCTATCATACGAATCAAGCATGATATCGAGATCGAAGAGGCACGGCTCAAACGTCCCCGGTTCTCACTGAACTTAGACTCGACTGTGAAGGATGTCGACCTCGTCGTTATTGACGAATGCTCGATGGTTGATGAACGTATGGGTCAGGACCTTCTCTCCTTTGACACACCGGTCCTCGTCCTCGGCGATTCTGCTCAACTCCCCCCGGTGAGAGGTGGTGGCTTCTTTACCGACAAGAAGCCAGACATCATGCTGACAGAGATCCACCGGCAGGCGCGTAACAACCCCATCATTGACCTGGCGACAAAGGTTCGTCTCGGCGAGACCCTCATCCCGGGAACCTATGGAGAGTCTGTCGTGATGACCGGAAAGCCTGACCCTGCCATAGTAAAGGCTGCTGACCAGATCCTTGTTGGTCGCAACAAGACTCGTCGATATGTCAACTTCCGCATGCGGGCCCTCCTGGGCAAAGAGGGCGAACCTGCTCCCGTCCCCGGCGATCGACTGGTGTGCCTTCGTAATGATCACGAGGCTGGTCTTCTGAATGGTACTGTCTGGTCCTGTAGGGACGCGGCCTATGTAGACGGATACGATAGGATCGGGCTGACAGTTGAGGACGAGGACGGCGATGTGACGATCGATGTAGAGGCCCACATGCATTACTTCGAAGGCCGGGAGGACGAGCTCCGCCACTGGGAGATAGCTGAGGCCCAGTGCTTTGATTATGGGTATGCCCTGACGACGCATAAGGCCCAGGGATCACAATGGCCTCGCGTCTTTGTCTTCAACGAGAGCCACATATTCCGTGGGTCTGCAAGGAAGTGGCTCTATACTGCTATCACGAGAGCTTCAGAACAAATCACGATTTGCCAATAGGAGATTAGATGTCGCAATACGGACCAACCCTGCCATTTTCTGAAGAGCTTCACGCCGAGAAGTATCGCGGCAAGGGTGAGACCTTCAAGGAGGCAACGAACCGGATAGCTGGAACACTGGAAGATAGCGAAGGGCACTTTAGGGCCTTTCGTGATGCTCTCCTTAATATGCGATTCATGCCTGGTGGTCGCATTCAAAACGCCATTGGCTCCACCAAGAACTGCACGGCCTACAACTGCTATGTGGCCGGCAAGATAGCCGACTCCTTTGTAGCAGGTGACGGCGCCATCATGCAGATAGCCTCTGAGGCCGCAGCTACTATGCGAATGGGTGGTGGGATTGGCTACGATTTCTCAACGCTGCGTCCGTGCGGCGACACTATCAAGAAGCTCCAGTCGCAGTCCTCAGGACCTATCTCCTTCATGGAAATCTTTGACGCGATCTGTAGATGCATTGCCTCCTCCGGCCATAGGCGAGGGGCACAGATGGGAATCATGCGTATTGATCATCCCGACATCGAAGACTTCATCAGGTCAAAGCAACCGCCGAAGGCAGCTCAGCCGATCATGGAGCAACTGGCCAAACACCGGCATGGGACGCCGGAGTGGCTCGCTTGGTACCAGGCTCTTCAGGCGGTGTTCCAACTCACAGGGTTCAACATCTCAGTCGCCGTAACGGACGAGTTCATGAAGGCGCTTGAAGCCAATAGCGAATTCCCTCTAAGGTTCAATGACAAGGTGTATCGAACAACGAACGCGACGGCACTGTGGGACATGCTGATGCGGTCCACCTGGGATTGGGCCGAGCCGGGAGTCATCTTCATCGACACTATCAACCGGATGAACAACCTGTGGTATTGCGAGGAGATCATCGCGACGAATCCCTGCGGTGAGCAGCCACTGCCGGCGCACGGTGCCTGCCTCCTGGGCTCTTTCAACCTGACGCAGTACATCGTTCGGTCCCTGGGCCAGACTCGGCCATACTTTGACTTTGGTGAGTTGATAGAGGATATTCCACACGTGGTTCGGGCAATGGATAACGTGATCGATAAATCCACCTATCCCCTTCCCCAGCAGGAACAGGAAGCGAAGAGCAAGCGCCGGATGGGGCTGGGTGTTACTGGCCTGGCGAACGCTTTGGAAGTCTTGGGAATGCCTTACGGCTCTGATAGTTTCCAGCGAATGGAAATGCGAATCCTCATGACCATCGCAAATGAGGTCTACCGTGCATCGGCTCTCCTTGCCCAGGAGAAAGGAGCTTTCCCGTTATATGACCGGAAGTACTTATCCTCCCCGTTCATCCAACTCCTCAACGATGACGTGAAGGCTTTGATCAGGCAACATGGGATCCGCAACAGCCACCTCACCTCCATAGCACCTACCGGCACCATCTCCCTGTGTGCTGACAATGTGTCGTCCGGTATTGAGCCGGTCTTTTCGTATAGCCAACGGCGAACCGTCAACATGCCGTCCGGCCAGGTAGAGACTGACTTCGATGACTACGGCAAGCGCGTGTTCGGTGTTAGGGGTAAGCGATGCCAGGACGTCACCATCGTGGAGCATCTTGATGTGCTGGAAATTGCGACTCGCTGTGTAGACTCCGCCGTGAGTAAGACCTGCAACGTACCAGCCGACACACCATGGTCAGACTTCAAGGCCCTCTACGTTGAAGCATGGAATCGCGGCTGCAAGGGCATCACGACCTTTCAGGTAGGCGGTAAGAGAGCCGGGATTATCAAGTCCACGGATGACGCTGCGGCCTGCAAGATCGATCTACAGACGGGACGTAAAGAGTGCGAGTGAGCGAGGATTTGTCGTTTTGACTTTCTAGAGGGTAGTATAGTACCATGATTGAATACGACTTACAGGAAGAGCAGATTAAGGAGTACTTCGCCACAGCACAGGAGCGATACTCCATAATGTTGCGGAGGCGTGATGGGTCACCGAAGCCATGGTCGGATGATCAGGTCTTCAGGAACTGGCGGTTCTGTAATGTATTCCGCGAGGACGATAAGGTCACTGAGTGGATACGGAAGAACGTTCGGGAGCCTTTGCAGAACAACCCCAAGGTCATCACCGCGATGGCGGCATGCCGTATCTTCAATCGGATAGCAACCCTTGAGAGATTGGACAAGGCCCATCTCTTTATTGACTGGAACGCGGCTGAGTGCCGTAGGGTAATGGCCGGTGTCACGCCGGTTGTGGGTGCGGCATACGTCGTCAAAACGCCAGACGGTATGGATAAGCTCAACGGCTGTATTGAGATGGTTGATGCGTTTCAGCGGGATGCCGCTAATGTGCTAACACATCTGGCAAGCCACCAACGTGGTCCTCTTTCCCTTGAACAGGTCTGGACAATTTTACAGCGTTTCCCTTGTATTGGCCCGTTCATGGCCTATGAGATAGTTTCAGACTTACGACACACCTACCTACTCAAGGACGCATGGGATGTATGTCGTTGGGCATGCCCTGGTCCCGGCGCTGCGAGAGGTCTGTCCTGGATTCATGCTAGGAATATGACGGCAGTTCCGTACGGCGGTAAGAAGGCGTCGGCCGCAGCCATCAAGGCCATGCGGATTTTGCTTCTTCACTCAACAGCGAAATCGCTGTGGCCGGCAGATTGGCCTCGGTGGGAGATGCGTGAGGTGGAGCATTGGCTCTGTGAGTACGCCAAGTATGCCAAGGTCAAGCACCTAAGAAAAACCATGAAAGTTAGATATCAAGGAGCGTAGGTATGAAGATCTGGATACCAACCCGTTCACGACACCTAGTCTTCACGCAGGCAGGCCGCACGCTGGCACAGCTCATCAAGGTTCCCGAGCTCGTGGATAAGGTGGTCGTCGTCTGTCCCCTTGAGCAATTTGCCTCTTATGCCAACAGGATGCCCTCTGGTGTTCGCCTCTCAAGCTGCCCCGTCAGCGGCATCACCAACGTCCGCCAGTGGATCGGCCAGGTTGCAAAGGACGAGGGTGACGAGCACTTCTGTATGATGGATGATGACCTCGGGTTCCTGATCCGCAAGGACCACCCGGATTGGCACCTGTTTGGTCAGGAACCTCAGCAGACCCTGGATATGGTCAACTACATTGAGACGCTGCTGAAGCAGGGCTACGGCGCGGTCGGTGTTTCGGCTCGCGAAGGGCAGAACCGACTGGAAGATTGCCCGACTGACAACACGCGGCTGATCCGCGTCCTCGCCTTCAACACGGAAGCCTTCCTGGGCTGTGAGCACGGTCGGGTAGAAGTGATGGAGGACTTTGACATCCTGCTCCAACTCCTTCGTAAGGGCCTGCCCAACTGTGTCACGGTGAGGTATGCCCAGGGGCAACGACAGACGCAGGAGGCCGGAGGTTGCAGCGACTACCGTTCGCATGCGGTTCATGAGGCTGCGGCTGAGAAGCTGGCTGAACTGCACGCGCCGTATGTCCGGACCCGGGAGAAGAAGAATAAGTCTGGTGGAGAATTTGGGACACGCAAGGAAGTCACAATCGCATGGAAGAGAGCCTATGGCTCGAGTCTGAACGATGCCTAGGATCCGCCCATCCCACCGTCTGGAGCAGATCACCGACAACCTGGTAACCCTTCGGCTATTGGCAGGACTGAAGGAAACGCCAGAAGGCTGCTTTGTCTGGCAACGGCACAAAGATCGTCACGGCTACGGCCAAATGTGGTACAATGGTAGAAGCCACTGGGTGCACCGCCTGTCCTACGCCATCTTCAAGGGCGATATTGAGGAGGGCCTGACAATAGACCACCTATGTCGAAACCGTGCCTGCTGCAACCCAGAGCATCTTGAGGCAGTTACGCAAAGCGAGAACTCATTAAGGAGATGGCAGTCATGCACGTCATAGAAACGAGAAACGTCCACGAGGCCTTGCCGGAGGTCATGCGTTATTTGCAGGAGCATGGTGAAGGCCGCGAGAGTAGGAACGGACCAGTGCTCAAAGCGCCGGGACCTGTGACTATTGTTTACGAACGGCCTACCGAGCGCGTCATGTTCTGGCCACAGAGGGATGCGAATCCCTTCTTCCACTTGCTTGAGGCCATGTGGATGTTGTGTGGTCGGAATGACGTTGCATTCCCGGCGTCCATAATAGGCACCATGCGAAACTTCTCCGACAATGGTGTCACCTACAATGGGGCTTACGGCCATCGGTGGCGGAGCCATTTTGGCTATGACCAACTCAGTACTATTGCGTCGGCTCTGAGAGAGAATCCCGACTGCCGACGGCAAGTCCTAACAATGTGGGACCCCTGGCTTGATCTCGGTCTCGAATCGAAAGACCTCCCGTGCAACACGCAGGCCTACTTCTCAATCAGTGGTGGTGTGTTGAATATGATGGTGACAAATCGATCCAACGATGCGGTCTGGGGAGCCCTCGGTGCCAACGCTGTGCACTTCTCTGTACTCCTTGAGTACATGGCCGCAAAAATTGGTGTGCCGGTCGGGACCTACTGGCAGGTAACAAACAACCTGCATCTCTATCTCGACAATCACCGAGACTTGATGGAGGAGATGGCTAAGAAGGCATGGCCGTCCACCCAGTCCGAAAGCCCTTATCTGATGGAAGTTGTCAAGACCACCCCACTGATTCCCCGAGGTGACGTCCACCGTTTTGAGCAGGACCTGGGTGTCCTCCTGGACGACGGTCTTCTCCTGGGCATGACGGACCCCTTCATTCGCAAGGTGGCTGCTCCGATGCTAATGGCTCTCCGAGCCTATAAGGCCAACGAGGCCCCTGAGAAGTTCGATGCGGCGAGGGGAATTCTCCTCAAGGGTATGGACCAAGACGGCGACTGGGCCGCGGCCTCGCTGGACTGGATAAACAGACGTGAGCGTAAGTGGAGGAGTAAGTGATGTCTCTAGAGCCCAGAGTGATCCAGCGGATCCGCCAGCGCCGGGAAGGCGGGCATACGACGCGGTGTCATACGGTTCCGCATATTGGGACCTACGACGTCGCCCAGCACTCCTGGCATGCGGCTGTACTCCTATCGGAGCTACATCCCGGCGCCTCTAAGGAACTACTCCTCCATGTCCTGCTGCACGACGTACAGGAACGATGGACCGGCGATGCTCCGGCCTTTGCTAAGTGGGCCTTCAAGGATGTGGGCGCAGCCTTATGGAAGGCTGAGGAGAAGGTCTCCAAGGCGATCGGTGTCTGCAACACACTTACTCCCTACGAGGCCGAGTGGGCCAAAGCCGTCGATGTCCTGGAGCTCTGGATGTGGTGTCTAGACCAGGAGGCCATCGGGAACTGTGGTAATGTGGGCAACCTGAAAGTGAATATCAGCCGGTGGGCTTCAGAGCACCGCGAGAAGCTGCCGATGCCAGCATGGCACTTCTTCAAACAGTATGGATGGCAACGTGAAAGCGATATTCTGGAGGTATCATGAAGCATGATCTAGACACAGCACACCTGGAGCATATCACGCCGGTATGCGACGAGGACAAGGCCGGTCTCAACAAGGCCGAGGCCCAGTACAAGGGCAGTTGGAAACGGCGCGGTGGCATTGGGGCCTATATGATGCTCTGTCGTAAGTGGGACCGCATCGAGAATGCAATTGAGAGTGATAGCGGCGTCACCATGTACGGTAAGAAGGTCTCTCTTCGCCATGCTCTTGCCATGCTGACAGCAAAGCTGGAGCAGTGTGGGTCCAGCGATCTTGGCTCTCAGAATATCGGCCAAATCTTGGACGTGCTCCAGGGTGTTCAGGGCGACCACCGTTTTGACATCTTCGCCAAAATCGCATCCGACGATCGACCTGAAGGGCTGATTGACGACATCCGCGACCTCCGCCGGTATCTGGTTCTCGTTGAGGCCGAGATGAGGGCACGCGGCAGCAAGGGTGCTGTATCGACGCATCGCGACAACGTTGTTCAGACAACGGTTCTTCCGGAAGCACCTAGTGATGGAGGCGCAAAATGAGTAGAGACAAGACAGACGCTGAGAACTTCATGGAGTTGCAGAAGGCCGTGGTCGCTGCAACACGGAAGGCGATTGAGGAGAACGCGGTCGACCTACCAGTCGCAATGCTGGCACAGTACATGCACTCAATCGGCGGTTTCTTCCATGAAGAGGGCTATGGCACGTCGGGTCCGAAGCACGAGTATCCCTTCAGGCTTCGCGTACAATCAACAATCCGACCGAATATCGAGTCGGCCTCGAAAGTTCGGGTGGTTGAGCAAGTGTTGGGGTGGGGATAATGGAACCCGTTAGAGACATGATCTCAAGGCCAAGGCGTAGGGATCAGATTCGTGAGTATGTGGTCGGGCTGATGTTTGATGAGGCGATGCAGAAGGTCGTACTCATCAAGAAAGAGCACGGTCCGAAGTGCGTTGTCGGTTTCTGGAACGGGGTCGGTGGTCACGTTGAGCCAGGTGAGGTCCCGATTGACGCTATGGTCCGGGAATACCGTGAAGAGGCTGGGGTGTTGACTACTCCTTCCGATTGGATGCTGTTCACCGAACTGGACGGAGGGCCGGAGTTGGAGTCACCTGAGTTCAGGGTGTCCTTCTACTGGGGACGGCGCCAGAGTGCTGTCTCCCGTGCTCGAACCATGACGGACGAACGCGTCGGGACTTTCTGGGTCGCCGACATCGCTGAAAATCTGCGTGATGAAATCGTCCCGAACCTTTCATGGATGATCCCCTTCCTTAAAGACCCTGGCACCACCAACTACATTCCGGCGCTTTGCTGCACCTATGAGGATAGCAAATGATACAGCAACCTCTCTTCCAACCTGATGTCGACTGGAAGCCTCCGAAGATCAGCGACCTTCCCTCCTGGGCAGATGCCCGGAGGGTTTCGGTCGACTGTGAAACGAGGGACGACCACATCAAGAAGCTCGGCCCAGGAGTGCGACGGGGAGGCTACATTTGCGGCTACTCCTTTGCGATCGAGGACGGACCCAGCCACTATGTTCCCTTGCGTCATGAGGGTGGCGGCAACGTCCCAAACCCTCAGGCCGCGCTTCAGTATCTCCGTGACCAGTCTAAGGTCTTCAAGGGCTCGATCTGCGGTGCCGGCTTGCAGTATGACCTTGACTACTTCGCGGAGCAGGACATAATCTTCCGGGAGGCCGAGTGGTTCCGTGATGTGCAGATAGCCGAGCCACTTCTTGATGAGCTACAGATGTCCTACTCCTTGGAGAATATTGCCAAAAGGCGCGGCATCCCTGGGAAGGACGAGGGTGGCCTCTTTGATGTCGGCAGCCTGATGGGTATTAAGAGGAAGGATATCAAAGGCACTATCTGGAGAATGCCAGCACAGCACGTTGCGGCCTACGGCATCCAAGATGCGGAGCTGCCTCTACAGCTGCTCCGGCGCCAGGAACGTGAGATCGACGAGGAAAACCTATGGGATATCTACAACCTTGAGTCTAAGCTGCTGCCCGTTCTGGTGAAGGTCCGGCGACGCGGTGTGCGTGTCAATTTTGACCAACTGGATAAGGTGGCGAAGTGGTCCCTTGTCGAAGAAGGCAAGGCCCTCGAAGAGGTATACACGCGGACCCTGGTTCGGGTAGCCGTCGGAGATGTCTGGAAGGTCAATGCCCTCGTGCCTGTCCTGCAGAGCATAGGTGTTACGGTCCCAATGACGGTTCCCAAAGGCAAGTCCAAGCCAAAAGAATCCGTCAGCAACGACTGGCTGAAATCACTGAATCATCCTGTGGCCATAGCCCTCTACAGGGCACGCAAGATCAACAAGCTCCGGACAACCTTCGCAAACTCCGTACGAGAGCACGCGGTAGGTGACCGGATACATTGCACGCTCAACCAACTACGTAGGACCGACGACGAGACTGGAGACGACAAGGGAGCTCGTTATGGCCGACTCTCCTGCACCTTACCCAACCTTCAGCAACAGCCGTCCAGGGACGACCCTAAGCATGACCTATACATCGCCAAGCGTTGGCGGTCGATCTACGTCCCGGACGAGGGCGGCCTCTGGGCCTGCGATGACTATTCCCAGCAGGAACCTCGGTGGTTGGTCCACTACGCTGAGCACTGCCACTTGAACCCGAAGCTCCCGAAGTTCAACTTCCCTTCGGCCAGTGTAGCTGCGGCCAAATACCGCGACGATCCAAATACCGACAACCACACGATGATGGCCCGTATCGTCTACGACCTCGGCGACAACGAGCAGCCGACCAAGGACCAGAGGACCGCAGCAAAGATCATCTACCTGGGCCTCTGCTATGGTATGGGTGGCGGCAAGCTCGCGAGGTCTCTGGGCCTACCCACCATCTGGAAGGATAAGTGGAACGGTATAGGTAAGTATGAGGCCGCAGGCCAGGAAGCCCAGGCGGTGCTGGACCTATTCAACACCAGAGCTCCGTTCATCAGAGGCATGGCGAAGGAATGCGAGAGGCGTGCCAAGCGCCGTGGCTTTATCAAAACCGTTCTGGGTCGGCATTGCCGGTTCCCGAAGAAAACGAACGGTGGCTGGGACTGGTGCCACAAAGGGCTGAACCGTTTGATCCAAGGTTCCTCCGGCGACCAGACTAAGAAAGCCATGGTCGACGCCGACGCGGCTGGCTACCGCGTGCAGTTGCAGGTGCATGATGAGCTCGACCTGACAGTTGAAAATCGTGGCGTGGCAGAGGGATTGGCAATAATAATGCGTGAGTGTGTAACGGCCAACGTCCCATTCAAGGTGGACGTGGAAATTGGGCCCTCTTGGGGCGAAATCAAGTAGGAGACACCATGGCACAGAAAGCATTGACGAAGGTAAAGAAAGACGCCATCGCCGAGGACATACTTCTCGGTAGTATGACGCAGCAGGAAATAGCCGAGAAGCACGGCGTGTCGAGAGGTTCAGTCAGCACAGTGAAAGCTGAGTACGGACTTCAGGATGCCCAGAAGGTGCGGACCGATGTTGTGACAGATCTGGGAACGGATGGTGGATCACTGAAGATCGATTCGACCGAGTTCAAAGGTAATCAGCCGCGCTGGTTGGACATCAAGAACCCACGTGAGTTGCTTAAGCATTGTGACGTCGATGCTGACGTTTGGATGGTGGACCGGTGCCGTGTCTCTTCATCGGAAGTAACGATGAAGCTGAAGAAGGCAGTCGGTAAGTTGTCAACCCACAAGCCGGTTGTCTACACAAATGTCCACGTCTCCATACAGCTCAAGCGCCGGATGCCGTCGGAGCAGGCAACCCTGGCCGCAATTGAGAGGCTACGTACCAGCAAGATCAGAGTGCCGAAGGTTTCCTACAAGCCGAAGAAGGAAGGCGTCCTCTTAGAGTGGTGCCCGTACGACCACCATCATGGTCTCCTGGCGTGGGCCCCTGAAGTGGATGCCAGCTGGGATTTGAAGATCTCCGAGGAATTCTTTGATAAGGCTGCCACTGACGTCATTCGCAAGGCATCCATGTTTAATGTCGAGCGAATCATAATTCCGTTCGGCCAGGACTGGTTCCACTGTAATGATCCGTCCTACGCAACGCCTGCCGCAAAGCATCGGCTTGATATGGAAGGCCGATTGATCAAGGTATTTGAGACTGGCTACTGGTCCCTCTTCCGTGCCATCGAACGGTTCCGCCAGATAGCGCCTGTTGATATCGTTTGGGTCCCCGGCAACCACGACCCTGAGACATCCTACTACTTGGCGAGGGCCCTGGCCGCCCACTACATGGATATTGATGGTGTGTACCGCAAGGGTGTCACAGTTGACTACACACCACGCTCTCGTAAGGTGTACTTGTGGGGTACCAGCTGCATCGGGTTCTCCCATCCCATGGGTCGGGCTCTCTGGGAACGGCAGCGCGGTGTCTTCGCCGAGCTATTCCCAAAAGAGTGGGCTGCGGCCAACCACCACGAAATCCACACCGGCCATCTACATAAGGTCATGGAGTTGGAGTATATGCAGGCGGACACAGCCGGCAGCCACACTGTGGTTCGTATGCTGCCGTCCCTCTGTGCTTCCGACAAGTGGCATCACGAGATGGGCTTTCTTGACAAGAACCGTGCCAGCGCCTCCTTCATTTGGACGAAGGACGCAGGCCTTTCCTGCCAATTCACGACAAGGGTGAAGACGTGAGATGGATAGACTACTTGTCGGCATCTGTGGTTGCGTGATGTGGTGGGCTTGGTTTAAGATCCACCTGTGGTATCTGAAATTCTTTTATCCAGGGAGAAAGAAATGAATGCGTATGTGGTGGCATCAATTACCCTGCTGATCTTGGCGTTCATACAGAACATCTCGTTCAGCATCGTAAGCCGGTCGCGGAACCGTAACAACATGAGGTTCCACTTGATCGCGGCTTTCTTCAGCAACTCCATCTGGTTCCTGACCTTCCGCCATCTGATCAAGGCCGATATGAGCCTCTACCTGTTTCCGTGGTACTGTGTCGGTACGATGCTCGGCTCGGTCTTCGGGGTGCGAATCTCAATGCTGATCGAGAAGTGGCTCGGCGCTGAGGCGGACTCCCATGTGAAGAAGGTCGACACCGGCAAGCTGAACGAGCGCGTTACTCGCATCGAAAAGTTCATGCAGATCCAGCGAAGGGACTTTGATGTCGACAAGAAACCAACCATTAAGACAAGAGACCGCCTCCCTGGGAAGCCTTCCGTCTACGTGACGGTCGGCTTCTCGCGGTGCGGGAAGACCACCTGGGCCAATCGCCACCGGAAGAATCTGGACGCGACCATTGTCTGCGGCGACGATATCCGTCGTGCTCTGGGCGACAAGGAGTTTAACTATGCCAGGGAGCCGGTTGTCAATATGGTGCTGTCTCTTGCTGTGAGGGCGCTGGTACTCCGTGGCCAGAACGTGATCGTTAAGGCAACGAGCCTCCGTAGGGGCGACCGTGCCCAGTGGGTGCGGCTGTCCGAGGATGGGTTGGCTACGGTGAATTGGATTCACTTCGAGAGACCACCTATGAAGGAGTGGCAGGCCAGGTGCGTTCAGGCGAATTTTGATTGGCGTATAATAGAACACCAGATAAGAATCTTCGAGGGCCTGGACGCTCTCGAGATCGAAAACATAGGTGTCATCGATGGGAGTAGGGGATGAAAGGCGTAGTCAACTACAATTACTACACAGCTCTGCTGTTTGATCGTCGGCCCGATCTACATATGACGGTCCAGTACTACTGCAACTTGACGCCGAGGAAGCTCGGCCAACTCATCGTGAACGTAAACGATCTGATCACAGACTCTGATCTACGACAATTTAAGATCAAGCTCGACATTGAGGACTTCTTTGGACCGAAGCATACCGTAAGGGTGCTCCGCCCACATGAGCTGCTGGCACCACCGTGGCTTCTGGCAATTAGTAAAGAAAACTGGTCTCCGCACATTAGCTGTAAGGACAACGCCTTGATGGTGAAGGCCGACACCTTGGTTATCATGACAAAGAGAAGGGAGATTGTACGGTGGAACCTGCTGAAGTAAGAGAGCAAGACCTCGGACTATTACGACGCGCCCTTGGTGTGTCCACTGTGTCCCCTGACCCAACTACCAAGGTCGGTGCGGTTCTGGCTAACACGGAAGGGATTGTCATAGCTACCGGCTTCAATAGGTTCCCGCGCGGGATCACTCCTGATGCACGGCTGAACGATCGGCCCTTGAAGAATGAGATGGTAATCCACGCGGAACCAAATGTGATTCTCCAAGGGCTTGAATTGATCAGCAAGGTTGGTATGTATTTTTGCACGCTGTATATAACAACGTTGCCGTGTGCCCGTTGCACCGGGATCATCTTGGATGCCAACATTGGCAGCGTTGTGTGCCTGGAACCTACTGCGGAATTCCTTACTCGTTGGAAGGATTCCGTTGAACTGTCCCGTAGTCTCTTCGAGGAGGCCGGGGTGCAACTGAAAGAGTATTCACTTGAGGAGCTAGACAGAGATGGCAAAGAGCAGATTTGAAGGCCTGTCGCAGACAGCGATGGTCGCAATCAACAATGCGTGTGCCGAACGGTACGAAGGCGTCAAGAAAGTGTCCCGGTTCCGTTCGAAGGACGACGCCATGGCAACCCTTCGAACGGTGCTGGCCGATACCGGCGAGAAGATCATCCGCCTGCTGAAGCCGGACTACGTCAAGCGCGGCAAGGCGGCTCCCCGGTTCACGCTCTACCGTGACGGCATGACCGCGTCCGAGTACGTTGACGCGTGCCTGGCTCAGGATCATCCGCGCGGTGAGGCCATGCGTGATCTCCGCTACGACGCCAACCTGGGACTCATCTCCCTTGTCTGAGCGAGACATGCGACAAAAGGTTGTTCGGTGCCTCCGGTCCCTGGATGCGATTTCGGTCGAGAATCCAGTAGGACCGGGGACGCCGGACGTGAACTACGTTGAAGGCTGGATAGAGCTGAAGTGGCTCCGGTCCTGGCCGAAACGTGCAGAGACGCCTGTCACGCTTGATCATGAGTTGACGACAGAGCAGCGTGCGTGGGCGCGGCGAAGAACCAAACGGGGTGGTAGAGCATGGGTCATGCTCCAGTGTAGGAAGGAGTGGCTCCTCTTCCGAGGTGACGTTGCCGCCTGCTTCCTGGGCACTGCGACCCGAGCCGAGCTTTACCGGCATGCTACCATCTGGTGGCAAGACGGATTAGACACCAACGGACTTACTGGGGCGCTCAATGCAACCGAATTATAAGGCGTCAGTGGAGTTTCTGGAGAAGTGGAGCCCAGGAGGGCCTTGGGTTCTTACCGCCATCTCCCTGGATAAGAAGAGCATCGATACGAAGACCTTTC